AAGAGTTGCTTCACTTGATGAACCAGTTGATTTTTTTGAAGAAGTAGAATTTCACAAAGTAGATTTGACTAATTATGAAAATTGTGAAATGATATGTGAGGGTATGGATTATGTATTTCATGTTGCCGGAATTAAAGCTTCTGCAGAAATGCCAAAAATTAAACCTTTGAATTATTTTATTCCGCTGGTTAAATTTAATATCAATATGATGGAGGCAGCATTTAAAGCGGGCGTGGGTTGGTATTTATACACGAGTTCATACGGAGTTTACACTCCATCAGAAATATCACACGAAGATGATATGTGGAAAACATTTCCATCGGATAATGATAAGTTACCTGGTTGGGCAAAACGAATGGGTGAATTACAGGCGGAAGGTTATAAAATACAATATGATTGGGATAACATATCAATTGTAAGACCTGCAAATGTTTATGGTAAGTGGGATAACTTTGAATTAGAAACTGCAATGGTAATCCCATCTTTAATTAGAAAGGCAGAAGAGGCTGGTAAAGGTGGTACTATGAGTGTTTGGGGAGATGGAACACCAATCAGAGATTTTATTCATTCTAAAGATGTTGCAAGGGGAATGGTTTTTGCAGTAGAAAATAAAATAACTGAACCATTGAATCTTGGAAGTGGTATTGGTGTTAATATAGGAAAACTTGCAACAAGTATTGCAAATAAATTTGAATGTGATGTAGAATTTGATTCATCAAAACCAAATGGTGATCACAAAAGAATATTAGATATGTCAAGGGCGTATAGTTACGGATATGAGAATTCTGTTTCTGTTGATGATGGTATTGAAGAAACTATTGAATGGTATCTTGATAATAAAGATAATAAATTAGATTTTAGACACGACCCGTTTAAGGACTAATATGGGATATTTAAAAGTAACAAATAAATTTTGGCAAAGTGATGTCTGTACTGGTTTTGGAAATCGTATTCCACATTGGGCATTAGCATATAAAATAAGTGAACATCATGATTTTAAATTTACTATTTTACTTGATTCGTTTTACTGGCCAGAAACCACATATGTTGATTTTCCACATACCGAATCTACTTTTTTAGATGATAATTTACATGGAGAGTTTATAGAACTAACAATGGATGAGAGTATATTAAATTTAGATACATCTAAAAATTATTATTTAAATGGTAAGAACATAGAAAATGTAGAAAAATCAGAACCATCTTCAATAGAACAAAGTGGAATTTTTTATTTACCTCCAGTTTACGCATTGTTAAAATTAAAAAGTTCTTATTTAGAAGATTTGATACAAGATAAGGTAAAGGATGCAATAGGTGTTCACGTGAGAAAAAATAATGTTGCTCCAGTTAATCTTGATATCGGCGATATTTACGAAAGAAATACTGATTTATACGAGGCATATAAACAAGTAGATTATCTTAGTGATTTCAACGAGTTAATACGGATATATAAAACTGAAGAATATAGTACATATAATGATAATCAACTTTTTTATATAAGTAGTGATATATCAACAACATATAGAGATTTAAAGGATATGAACTATGATGAATTAATATCTTTGTTTCCTAATTATAGTGAGATTAGTATTACAAATGAAGTGTATCAAAAATATAATTGTATAGATTATAGTGATATAATTCCAGATTATGATTGGAAATTTCCACTCGGAGCTCTAAACGATAGTGGTCTATTAAAAAGTGGGGGAGCTTCTAATTTAGTTTATTTAAAAAAGGTATTGAGGGATGTTATTGATTTGTTTAGTTTAATGTATTGTAAAGATTTTATACCAGCATTATCCACTTGGTCTGTTTTTGTATCAAATTATAGAAAAGGAATTTATGGGAGATAAGAATGTTTTTTAAAGATAAAAAAGTAGTAGTAACGGGTGGTAGTGGGATGATTGGAACACATTACATAAAAGAACTTTTAAGTCGTGGTGCTAAAATAAAAACACATACGCATAACAGACCTTTAAATGTAATTGATGAGAGAATAGAAGTATTGGATAATATTGATTTAGAAAAATTTGACGATTGTATGAAACTTGTAGATGGTTCAGATTATGTAATTCATGCAGCAGGAAAAATTTGTCATCCGTCTGATGTTCCAACTGATTTTAAAATAGCAAAAAGTCAAATATCACTTGTATCTAATCTTTTAGAATCGGGCAATAAATGTGGTATAAAAGGATTTTTAGATATAAATAGTTCTACTGGTTATCCAGATAGACGATATCCAATTACAGAAGATGAATATTGGGATGATGAACCATATATTTCATATTATGGGTATGGTTGGTCAAGAAGATATAGAGAAAAGATTATGGAACATTGTTCACATTTTTCTGATATGAAAATCTCAATCGCCAGAGGAACTGCAATGTTTGGTCCTTATGATAATTTCGACACAAAGACTTGTCATGTGATACCATCACTTATTAATAGAGTTTTAAAGGATGAAAATCCGTTTGTAGTTTGGGGAAGTCCAGATGTAGTTAGAGATTTTCTTTATGTTAAGGATGTAGTTAAAGGTGCATTACTAATATTAGAAAAGGGAGAATCTATGAGACCTTATAATCTCGGTTATGGTTCAACCGTAACTATCGGTGATATTGTTGATACAATACTAAAAGTTACAGGTAAGTCTCCAATAGTAGAGTGGGATAATTCAAAACCAACTACTATTCCATATAGAATGGTTAGTACTGAAAGAATAACAAGTGAACTTGGATTTAAACCAGATTATTCTTTTGAAGATGGTATACGAGAAACAATTGAGTGGTATAAAAATAATGAATAAATTAATTTTTGGTTTTGACCAATTTAAAGAAGATGGTGATCCGATACCTAATCTTGAAACCTTTGAATTTGATGATAAAAAAATATGTAATTGTGGTAATGTTTTTTTAGGAATGTTACAAGATATTAAATTTAATTATCAAGAAACGGCTACAAGACAATGGGAAGATTTAAGTATGGAAACTTTACCAATTGATAATATAAAAAACAATTATATTTACCATATTGATGTAAATTGTTTTGCTTGGGCGTTTGGATATAATAGATGGCCACAAACATTTGAAGATGAAAGTCTTTTTGATTCTATTTCAGATAAAGTAATAGGTGATATTCAAAGTGGTAAGTGTAAATTATTAGTTAATTATGGGTATGAGGGATTGGGCTCACATCACAGAGATAGTATTTTAGATGAACCATTACTCGAAAGAATACATTTTATTCTAAAAAAATATAAAATTCCACAAGAAAGTTTTATTTACATGGATAGTAATAATACATATGCTGATATTGAGTTGGATACTAAGATTAATATTATTCAATATGAATATTGTGCATTAGACCAGTGGAGATTTACAAAACAAAATCCAACAATGATGTATCATGGAAATAATAAATCATCAAGGAATATGAAAAAATGGTTAAATTCTAAGGATAAAATACGAAAAAAACATTATCTTTCATTTAACAGATTACCAAAAAAACATAGAGTTGATTTGGTAGTGAGTTTAGATAAAAATAATTTATTAGATAAAGGATATGTTTCCTTTGCAAATAAGATTACTGATTGGGATTGGAAAGAGATGGTTAGTGAAGAAGAAAAAACATCACTTGAAAAAAAGATGCCATTAGTCATTGATAATGATGATTTAAGTTTATGTAAACACTCGTATGATGTATTCGATGTAAAATATTTCATGGATAGTTATTTCCAAATAGTTACAGGTAATAATTTTACTGATTGGAAAGACCAACTAATCTTTAGTGAAAAAATTTGGAAACCAATAACCAACTTACAACCTTTTATTTATTTAGATGATGTAGGTGCACTAAAGAGATTACACGAGTATGGATTTAAAACATTTGAACCATTTATAAACGAGAGTTATGATAAAGTTTACGATAGTGAAAAAAGATTTAATATGATAGAAAATGAAATTATCAAATTATGTAATAAACCAATTCAAGAAATACATGATTGGTATTGGTCAATAGAAGATGTCATAAAATATAATTACTATCATTTTTATGAAACATTTGTTCCAAATATGAAATTAAAAATGATTGATGAACTTGAGGAATTGCTATGAGTTGGGGTGGCTGGGATAATGATGATAATTCACCAAACTGTGGAAAGATGGTATTAGAATCGACTGATTTTTCTCAATATAAATGTACGCTCAGTTGTTGGAATGATGATACAAATTTCGGTTTTGTAAATAATTCTACTGATGAAAATTACAAATATCATTTGTGGTTTATTCCATCGGATACAATATTTCAAGCCACGGGAGATGAGGGCATCAAAAAATCTTTTTTAAAGGAATATATAGAACACACATTCCCACATCCTGAAATTACACACAATGATGATAGGTTATGGATAGTTATCGACAGACGAATGGAAAGTTTAAGTAAAGAATTTGCAGTAGACTTAAAAAGAAAAATTAAAAAACTTGGATATAATACAGACAGAATTAAATTTTTTTGTAATTCATTTTATAAAAATCAAAACTTACTTGTCAATTTTCCTTATGAGTTTTATCAGAGAACACTTAGGTTTAAATTATCAGATGAAGAATTTGGTGAATTAGTGCAGAGAGACTTGGGCATTAATCATGAATATAAAGGTGAACCAAAGAATTACAAAAAATGGTTACTTAATTTAGATAATATAGAACCAAGACCTTACACTTTCCTATCATATGCAGGAAGTTTACCACCACACAAATTACTATTGTTGTCAGAATTGTATAGAAGAAAATTAGATAAATATTGTTTAATATCCGCATTAAATAGAGATGATGATGATACAGATACATTAAGAGAGAGAGTTAGAGAATTTCAATCAAATGGAGTACAGAGCCTTGAGAAAAGTAAAATTTTAGATATGTTACCAATTTATCTTGATGTAGATAGAAATCTTTCCAAAAATGAAACGGTTGGATTCGCGGTGACTTCACCTAATGGTGAGGGTTCATCAGAAATTGGAGATTCTCAACCAAAGAAATATCATTATAATCAGAGTTATTTTTATCTTGCAAATGAAACATCATATGATTGTGCTAGAATTACATCTCATATTAAATCTGCAATATTACATCCAATGATTTTTAATGCAGGTGCAGGTACTTTAAAGTTATTTAAGTCTTGGGGGTTTAAAAGTTTTCCAAAAGTATTTGATGAGTCTTATGATGATATCATAGATGATGTAACTCGACATAATTTTGTATTGAGTGAAATAGAAAGAATTTGTTTGTTGAGTAAAAAAGACAAACACGAATTATACTTGAAATCAATACCAACAATCAAATATAATCAAGATATATTTATAAATTTTGATATAAAAAAATTGACTCTTGGTATGTTCAATCAATTAGTGAGTTAAAATGAAAGATAAAAAAGTACTAATAACAGGAACAAATGGTTCACTTGGAAAATTTTTAAAGAAAAAATATAAAAATCCAATATGCATCACACGCCAAAATCCAATCACAGATGATATTATTTCCAATGGTGTTGATACAATAATACATTGTGCGTTTAATTCTAATCTTGAGGAATTACAAGAAGTATCTGAAAAATGTTATAAAGATAATATTGACTTAACTTACTCATTGGTTAAAATACCACATAAAAAATTTATCTATATGTCGAGTATTCAAGTGGCACCAAAATCACTAACACCTTACGCAATATTTAAAAGAATTGCAGAACATATTGTGCAGGATAATTGTGATAATCATTTGATATTACGAGTATCGTGTTTTTTACCCCAACCAAAAAAACAGAGCTCATTTTTTAAAATTATAAGTGGGGAAGATATAACACTAACAGAAGATTCGGTTAATGATGTTATATATTGTGAAAACATATATGATGCAATAAAATCGGATTTGAGTGGTATTAAATATTTAGTATCGAGAAAAACCATTACCACAAAAGAAACGGCAAAATTATTCAATAGTGATACCAAATTTGGAACTTATCATTATGATGTTGGTGATTTACAGAGTGACATAGATATAGGTAAAACAAGCAAAGAAATTTTAAAGGAGTTTTTTAATGGATAAAGAATTTTCAGATTTTATATTCCGTCAAAATGAATTTCTTGATTATGAAAAATTTCAAGATTTTAATGTAAGTTTACATGGAAATTTTCATGATAAAGATTGCAATTATACACATCTATATAGTAAATATGATACTTCCAATAGTAAATATCATTTATGGGTGGTTCAGTCATCAGAAATATTTTTGGCACCTTTCGAAGAAAATATTCCATATTTAAAGAAATATATAACTGATATGTTTCCACCACCAGATGATACTTGGAATGATGAATCATTGTGGATAGTTATAGATAGAAAAACTGAAGCATTAGATTATAAATCTACGTTACCACTTTTAGATTTATTAATGGAAATGGGTTATAATACAGATAGAATAAAATTTTTTGCAAGTTCATATGAAAAAAACACTAAGATGGTTGGTTTTACTTTAGAGTTATATGCACGTGCACAATATTTTAGATTATCAGATGATGAATTTTCTCTAATATACAGAGAAAAAGATATAGCAATTAATCATGAATATGAAGGTGAACCAAAAAATTACAAAAAATGGTTATTAAATTTAGATAATGTAGAACCAAGACCTTATACTTTTTTAAATTACAACGGAACATTACCAGGTCATAAATTAAAATTATTATCAGAAATTTATAGTAGAGATTTAGAAAAATACTTTTTACTTTCCGCAACAAATAGAAATGGATCTGATATAGAAACACTTAAAGAAGTATTAAATGAATATGATGGAACTGATGATCCTAAATTATTTGACAAATTACCCATATATCTTGATATAACAAAAGATATGGATAGTAATTTATCTTCATTTAAACACGGAGTTTATCGTTCTGAAATTGGAAATTCTAATCCTAAAAAACTCCATTATGATAAAAGTTATTTTAGTGTTATTAGTGAAACTTCGCTTAATTGTAAAAGATTGGTTGGTGATCCGTGGAAATGTATGATATTACATCCATTTATATTAAATGCAGGTGCAGGTAGTTTAGAATTATTCAAATCATTTGGATTTAAAAGTTTTCCAAATGTGTTTGATGAGTCGTATGATGATATTATAGATAATAATACAAGACATAAGTTTATAGTAAATGAAGTTGAACGGGTATGTTTATTAAGTGAAGAAGAAAAACATAAATTATATTTAGATTCTATTCCAATACTTAAACATAATCAATCACATTTATGTAATTTTGATTTGGATAAATTTCTACTTGACATTTTTAACCAAGTTGTGAGTTAGGAGATATTTATCAATATGAAAAACCTTTTAATATGTGAGTTCAGTAATATTTTTGGATACGGAGAAGTTCGTTTGCCATATAGTACAGGTGTTTTGTGGAGTTATTGTAAAAGTGATGAAACTATATCTAAAAACTATAAAGTTAGTAATTGGATATATTGGAAAGATGAAAAAGAAAAAATAATGGAACACATCACAGAAAAACCAGATGTTGCATTATTTTCTTGTAATGTGTGGTCTTGGACTCTATCTAATCAAATTGCCGAAGTACTAAAAGAAAAATGGCCTGAATGTGTGGTTATTTATGGTGGACAGATGCCACCACGATCCAATGATACAAGATGGGTTAAAAAAAATCCGTCAATATATGATTTTTATAAAGAACGACCATACGTAGATATTATAGCACATCATGAGGGAGAGGAAACCACAAGAGAAATACTGTTAGAATTAATAAACGATACTCCTGATTTAAGTAAAGTTTTAAGTATTTCATATAAAAATAAAGATTTAACCACGACTATAAATCCACAACGAGATAGAGTTAAAGATTTGAATTCAATGCCAAGTCCGTATCTTGATGGAACATTTGATAAATTAATTTTCAATAAACCTAAACACATACGAAAATTTAAAATGACGGTTGAACCATCAAGAGGATGTCCGTATGCTTGTACATTTTGTGAAATTGGAGATACTTTATATACAAAAATAGAAAGACATTCTATTGAAAAAATATGTGCCGAATTAGATTGGGCATCCGAAAACAAAATAGAATTCATAGATTGTGCAGATAGTAATTTTGGGTTGTTTCCAGAACACAAGGATATGGTAGAGTATATGGGTAAGAAAAAAAGAGAAACTGGATATCCAATTAGATTTTCAGTATCTTGGTCAAAGGGACATGCCGATAGAGTTATGGATATTGCTAAAATAATGCAAGAAGAAGAACTCGATAAGACTGGTGTAACTATAGCATTACAATCGATGAATCCTGACACACTAAAGGCAGTAAAACGGAAGAACATTGATAATGGTAAATTAGCAGAATTTTTGAAGAAGTATGAATTGGACCACCTCGACACCTATGTAGAATTGGTGATGGGATTACCATTAGAAACATTAGATAGTTGGGTTGATGGATTGTGTTATTTAATGGAAATAAATCTACACACATCAGCAAAAATGTTTCCCTGTGCATCACTACCAAATACACCAATAGCAGAAAAAGAATATGGAGAAAAGTATGGTATTGAATATGCACAAATATATGAATCAAATCACACGCCATTTAATCCAGTGGCCCAAAGTGGTGGTTGGGATATTGTCGTTGGAACTAATACAATGCCCCATGAAGATTGGAAAATGGCATATATGTTTAAATGGTTATCAGGATGTTTTCATTGGTTGGGATTGACACAATTTATAAGTAGGTATTTAAGAAATATAAATGATATTTCGTATAAAGATTTTTATTGGAATTTACTAAAATTTGCACAAAATAACGAAGATACATTCATTGGTTCTGAATTAAAAATCACATTAGAAAGTTTAGAATATGCAATTGCAAATGAATTTTCATTAGGTAGAGTTATTAAGGAAGTACATGAGGATAGGGATAAAAATCAACTCATTTGGGATTATGATGAAGCTACTGCAATACAAATAACTTTAGGAAACAATAGGGAAAGATTTTATAAAGAACTTAGGGTGTTCTTGAAGAAAGATTTAAATCTACCATTTGAGGATGAGATTTGGGATGATATTGTTAAATACCAATCTAACGCTATAATAAATCCAGATGATGAATATCCATTTGTAAAGGATTTTAATTATAATATTCACGAATGCACCATAGGAACTACTGATACCTTACAAAGTGGCAAATACAAACTTGAATTCAATCAAAGTTGGGCAGACAATCCCAAAAACAAAAAGGGATATTTTGGTGATAAGTTCCAATTTGCATGTGAAAAATTATGGTGGTTGAGAAATCGTGGAGAATATAGGGCAAAAGTCCGGGAGTTATAGTTTGATGGATATAATGGAGATACCATCCAAGTGGAATCGTATCTTTAGAAAAGAAGTTATACGGTTATTGTCAGAGAGAAATATTATTGACAAAGGATTTTCTGATTTAGAAAATCTACATAAAACGATTGATATTAAACTATTTGATTATGTTGTTAGGGAAAAGGAAAATGAATTACAGCATATGTTTTATGATACAGATGACAAATTTATATCTACTTATCATAGATTTTTAAATGAGTTAAAGGATTATTTAAAGTTTGATTTTTATTTTCAAGCAACACCAACCATAAGATTTCATGCACCAAAGTTAAAAAATGAAGATAAATTTCCTGAATTTCACTCGGATATACAATATGGACATCCACCACAAGAAAACAATGTTTGGATGTCTTTAACTGAAAATAAACATTCTAATTTTCATGTTATATCTAAGGAAAAAAGTATTTCTTGGTTAAAGGAATATAAATCAGATTGGAATGTTTTTTCTAAAGTTGCATATGAAACAAGAGATATAAATTCTGATTTTAATAAAAGGGGATTAAAATTATCAAATGAAGTACCATCAACACTTGATAATGTTTATATGTTTGATTCATCTTGTATTCATGCTGGAACACCACGAATTGAAGAAACAAGAGTTTCTATTGACATTAGAATTAATACAGTAGATGAATTTGTTGATGGTTATATGGGATTTGGTGTTGTAAAACCACAATTTAGACCTGGTGGAAGATTTGGTTATGATAAAAAATCAATTGGAGAGTTGTATGAAAACAATAGAATTTGATATAAATAAGTATAAATTTAGAAATTTAGTTTCTGATGTATTTCATACAGAAGAATTAGAAAAGATACACGAAGTAAGAAAAGATTTACTACCAACGGAATCTCTTAACTTGTATACCGAAAGTTCTACAAAATTTCATAATACATTTTACACTAAATTAAATGATAATTGGACAGAATTTTATGAATTGTATGATAATTTTATTCATAATGAAGTAACTAAGTTACTTGACGAACCATTTCATTATCAAAAATGGCCTACATTTAGAGTTCACATACCAAATGACCAGGCAATTCATACATTTCACTCAGACGGTGATCCTTTACATAAACATCCACCTGGTGAAATTAACTTTTTTCTACCCTTGACAAGATGTTACGGAACTAATACAATTTGGGTAGAGAGTCAACCGATGAAATTAGACTTTAAACCAATTGAATTAAAATACGGACAATATTCTATGTTTAATGGAAATCAATGTATGCACGGAAATAAACCAAATAAAACAAGTTTAACAAGAATAAGTTTTGATTTTAGAATAATACCGTTATCTAAATATAATCCAACTTGGAATACAGATTCACCTACATCTCATACCAAGTTTTCACTTGGTCACTATTATACAAACCTAAAACATTAAATAACTTCAGACTTTTTAATTTCCTTATATTTATTAATGAATTAATATACCTAAAAGGAAGCTTTGCCCATGATTAAATTAATAGATTTGCTAAATGAGGGAGTAAATGATCCAGGAATATTCAAAGCAGTATTTCTTGCTGGTGGTCCTGGAAGTGGTAAATCCTATGTTGCAGGACAATTATTCGGAATCCCCGAAAAAATCAATGTATCTAAAACTGGTTTAAAAATGGTCAATCAAGACCAAGAGTTAGAATACTTGTTAAAGAAATTCTATGGACACGATTCATCTGTAGATTATCTTAACATACAGTCCTATCCACCTGAATTATTCAAACAACTTACCGATCCTGATTTTGATGATTATAGTGGTTTAAGGAGTAGTGCAAAATATTTAAGTCAAAAGAGAATGGGACAATATTTAAAAGGTCGTTTGGGGATGATTATAGATGGGACTGGTCATAAGTTCAATTCAGTAAAGAAACAAAGAAAAGAATTAATAGATATGGGTTATGATACTTATATGGTTTTTGTAACAACTTCATTAGAAGTAGCACAAGAACGAAATGAATCACGACCACGAAGATTGCCAGAGGATACGGTAGAAACATATTGGAAAGAAGTTCAAAATAATTTAGCTTTCTTTCAAGGATTGTTCGGTGGTAGTAATTTTTTAATCGTGGATAATAATAAACATTTAGATCCAGAGACTGCAAAGAAAAAATTTAAAATGTTGGTTAATCAAGGACTTGATAA